TGCAATCGAACTTGGCTCAAGCCCAGTTCATGGGTGACGCATCTAGCGTGTTGCGCAACGGCAAGATCGGCATGATCGACCGCTTCACTGTGTACGTGTCGAACTTGGTTCCACGCGGCGCAGCTGGCAAGACTTGGATGAACCCCAACACTGGCACTGACGCTACATTGACATCCGCTGTCAAGCGCCACGCCATCATGGCCGGTCACAAGTCTGCGATCACTTTCGCTTCGCAAATCGCTAAGGTCGAGAGCTTGCAGAACCCCAACGACTTCGGTACCTTGGTGCGCGGCTTGAACGTGTACGGTACTCAAGTTGCCCAGCCAAAAGGCTTGGCACTGTTGGTCGCCGCAGGTTAATCTCCTCACGGAGCTGGGTAGGGGCTTCGGCCCCTACTTCTTAAATTAACCCTAGGAGAACGACATGGCAGCTATTGATGACTACGTCGTCGCGGGCTTCTCGTACGTCAAAGCTCAGACTTTGACAAACCTGACAACAGCGACTTGGCCGGATGCGGCTACTACTGCGGCGAACATCGACGCATTGGTAAAAGCAGGCTTTTCGTTGACACAAGCGCAAGCAATTGAGGCAGTCTTTGAAGGCGGCACCGATTTGAACGCAACTGTGGTTCAGGGCCTTTGGGCCGGTACAGAAGCCGTCGCTATCGACGCAAACATGTAAGGCAAAAATGGGCACGGTAACAGCAAAAACCATCATCGACAAAGCTACGATTCAGCTGATCGACTTGACCAACATCCGTTGGACGCGAGCCGAATTGCTGGGCTGGCTCAACGACGGTATGCGCCAAATCGTGACCATTCAGCCAAGCGCTTCCTCCACCACTGTGTCAAAGCAGTTGGTGGCTGGGACCCGCCAATCCCTTCCTGCCGACGGATGGCTCTTGTTAGCCGTCTACCGCAATATGGGCACGAATGGCACAACTCCCGGTCGGGCAATCCGCATCATCTCGCGTGAGATTCTGGACAGTTTTAACCCGTACTGGAACACCGACACAGCAAAAGCTGAAGTCCGTAACTACATTTACACTGACCAAGACCAGACTGCGTTCTACGTCTACCCGCCTAGCACTGGCACTCAGTATATTGAGCTGAACTACTCAGCCCAACCCGCCGACTTGACTGCGGAATCGCAGGTCATCCCAATTTTTGATGTCTTCCAGTCTGCACTGGTTGACTACATCCTATACCGCGCTTGTAGTAAAGACGCTGAATACGCCCCCGGCTTGCAACTGGCCCAAGGGTATTTGTCTACCTTTGCAGCGGCAGTCCAAGGTAAGGCTGAGTCTGAGGTCACCAACGACCCCTCACAGTCTCTCGGCCCCCGTAATCCGCCCATTCGAGGTACTGCACAATGACCGCCGTTTCATACGAAGTCTTCTTGCCAGAGGTCATGCCGTACGTTCACGACGTACCGGAAATCGTGGCCGTGCAGGCTATTCGCAATGCTTGCATTCAGTTCTGCGAGGAAACGCACTACCTGCAAGAGAATCTAGACCCTATCGCTGGGCAGGAGAACGTCGGGGAATACGACTTAGATGCTAATGATTCCAACTACAAGGTAGTGGAGATCATGCAGGCGTACTACGGCGACCAGCTTCTGATTCCTAAGGCTCAGGAAGAACTGAACCAGATTTATCGCACATCAAACTGGGAAGACCTCAAAGGCAACCCGTACTACTACTTTCGCCCCCGCGCTAGCGTAGTTCGTTTGGTCACGAAGCCCATCATTACTGAACAGAACAAGTTGAAGGTGAAGGCAGCTATTGCGCCTAAGCGTTCTTCTACAACTGTGGATGAGGAAATCTTTGAGCGTTTCCTTGAGTACATTGCCCATGGCGCACGTGCCCGTCTATACAACACGCCAAACCAGCCCTACTACGACCCAAAGACCGCGATGGAATACACCAAGCGCTTCAATGATGAGATGGCTGAGGTACGCACCCGCGTGTACAAAGGCCTGACCCGTGCAGCCGCACGAATTGAATTCCAGAGGTTCGCATGAGTGAAAAGATTAAACTGGTTCAAGGTGATACCCGCCCCGCGCTGGTGTGCATCATTACTGACAATACTACTGAACTCCCGCTAGATATTACGGGCGCTACGGTCGTGATGAAGTTTCGTGCCACAGGCTCTACTACGCTCCAAGCCACGGTGCCCGGCACTGTTACTGACGGTGTGAACGGCCAAGTGACGTTCTATCCAGCTTCTGCCCCCGCGATGCTTCAGGGCGCTGCGGGCGATTATGAAGGCGAGATCGAAGTCACGTTCTCTGATTCCCAGATTCAGACCGTGTATGACGTACTCAAATTCCGCCTGCGCGAGGACTTTTAATGGCTGATCGGTCGCTACGTGCCAGTGTCACGCTAGTTGACCTCCGTGCTGCTACTACTCGCGTGGTTCCAGTCGCTGAGGTTGACTATGTGCTCTTGGCCGTGTCCGCGACTATGGACACCTCAGGCCGCTATCGCTACCTGACAGACGCATTTAGCGTTGTCGACAACATCAGCTTCTCGCTTTCCAAAAGCCTTACTGATTCAGTCAGCATAGAAGACGCCGCCCCCACATTTGTCGTCACCAAGCCATTTGCAGACTCTGTATCGTTTACTGAGCTGTTCAGCGCCATGCTGATTTTCTTGCGCAATTTTGCTGCCACGCAAGGCTTTTTCGACACTAGCCATTGGGTAGTAGACAAGGCGCTGGCGGATACTGTTACATACACTGACGCCAAGTCTTTTGTGCTGACCAGAACATTCACCGACGGCTTTGCCATGAACGACTCGTTCGATCTTGGTGATGGAGCGGTGTATTCGTTCACAAAATCTATCAACAACGTAGTCTTCCTAAGCGACTCGTTTTCGCAGATAATCACTAAGACCGTGGCTGATTCAGTCACTATGTCTGACAGCGGTTTGGGAAGCATGCAGAGCTACTGCGACATCACTTATTTTGCTGAAGACTACGTCGGCATCAGTTTCACGTTTTAAGGAGTAGGAAATGAACCTGCAAGAGACCGTTAAATTCACAGGCGACGTCAGTGTCGTCGTTTATAACCCAGCCACTGGTGAGGTCAAAGACCGCCGCGAGATTAAGAACCTTGTAGTCACCGCAGGCAAGCAGTACATCGCTTCTCGCATGGTTGGTACCGCAGCTAACGTGATGAGCCACATGGCCCTTGGTGCTGGCACTACAGCAGCCGCTGTTGGTGATACCGCACTCGGTTCTGAGTTGGGCCGTGTAGCATTGACTACTGGCACTGCCACTGGCGCTGTTGTTACTTACACAGCTACGTTCGGTGCTGGTACAGCTACTGGCGCTGTCACAGAAGCCGGTGTGTTGAACGCCTCTAGTGCGGGCACTTTGTTGTGTCGTACCGTGTTTGCCGTGGTGAACAAAGGCGCTGACGACGCAATGGCCATCACATGGGCGATCACCGCTAGCTAAGGAGTTAGCACATGGCTGTAATTGTCACCCGCGCAGGTAAGGGCTCGCCCCTTACTAACAACGAAGTTGATGCAAACTTCATTAACCTCAACACTGAGCTGGGGCTGAAGGCTTCGGCGGGGGCAAACTCGGACATTACTAGCCTCGCTGGTATCACTGGTGGCATCTCCACGGCTGACTATGTTCAGTTTGACACCACACCCGAGACTGTGCCTACAGCCCCCGGTTCCCTGTATTGGGACTCTGCTGATGGCAACCAAACACTCTCCTTGGTTATGGCGGGCAACCAAGCCACACAGCAGATTGGCGAAGAACTTTACTTCCGTGTGAAGGCTTCAGCGGCTATTACTAACGGACAGGCAGTGATGTTCACAGGCACCGTAGGTGCTTCGGGTGCGTTGACTGCTGCCCCCGCTACAGGGTTGGCTGCTAGCACCGCCTCCTATGTCATGGGTATTGCTACTCAAGACATCGCGCTCAATGGCTGGGGGTACATCACTAATTTCGGCTTAGTGAGAGAAGTTAACACCTCCGCATGGGCGGCGGGTACTATTCTTTACTATGACCCGACAGTGACGGGCGGATTGACATCGACAATACCAGCGGCTCCAAATGCTAAGGTGCAAGTCTGCGCAGTTGTCTACCAGCACGCTTCTAACGGCTCTTTGTTTGTACGACCATCTTTCGGTGGCACTTTAGGACAATACGAGGGTGACGTAGCTATCGCCTCGCCAGCGACTAACCACATACTCCAGTATTCGGCTTCTGGGTACTGGACAAACGTAGCCCCCGCTACAGCTCGTACAAACCTTGGCTTGGCCATCGGTACAAACGTGCAGGCATGGGACACACACCTAGACCAAATCGCTGCGCTTACCCCAACAACTGATAACTTCATTGTTGGCAACGGTACAGCATGGGCTTTAGAAACTCCAGCGCAGGCACGAACTTCCCTTGGGCTTACTATTGGTACTGATGTACAAGCCTACGACGCAGATTTAGGAGCTATTGCGGCTCTTGCTGGCACAAGTGGCTTCTTGAAGAAGACTGCGGCCAACACTTGGTCTCTCGACACCAGTACGTACTTGACAACCGCTGTTACTTCGGTCGGTGGTACGGGCACTGTCAGTGGTCTCTCGTTGAGTGGCACGGTTACAACAACCGGCAATTTGACTCTGAGTGGCACCTTGGCTGTCACAGCCTCGAACTTCTCATCCCAGACTGCCAATACATTCTTGGCTGCGCCTAACGGCGCTGCTGGGGTACCGACCTTCCGCGCACTTGTTGCCGCTGATGTCCCAACGCTGAACCAGAATACCACGGGCACAGCAGCAAACGTGACTGGAACTGTTGCCATTGCAAATGGCGGCACAGGGGCTACATCGGCAGGTACGGCGCTTACTAACTTAGGTGCGCAGGCCACACTCGTTAGTGGTACAAGTATCAAAACAGTGAACGGGAACTCATTGCTCGGCGCTGGTAACTTATCAGTTTCTGCGTCCCCCGGCGGTTCCGATACGCAGGTCCAGTACAACAGCGCCGGCGCATTCGCTGGCTCTGCCAACCTGACTTTCAACGGCACGAACTTGACTTGTGGCGGAACAGTTACCGCTAACTCTGATGAGTCATTGAAAACAAATTGGCGCGATCTCCCTACTGACTTCATTGAGCAGCTTGCTCAAGTCAAGCATGGTACTTATGACCGCCTTGATATTGATATGACCCAAGACGGCGTGTCTGCGCAGTCGTTGCAGCCTCTGCTTGTCAATTCAGTCCTACGTGGGGAAGATGGCAAGTTATCTGTAGCGTATGGCAACGCAGCCCTTGTCTCAGCAATTCAACTGGCCAAACGTCTTGTAGCTCTTGAGGCCACTGTGGCAAAATTGGTCGACTAAGGAATTTCCATGCTGGCACTATTTTCAAACACCGCCTCGGCTACATTAGCTTCGTCGATCTCAACGTCGTCGACTGCTATTACTGTGTCCACTGGTATGGGGACAATGTTCCCTACGATCACAGCTGGTACCTTCTTTATGGCCACGCTGACAGACTCAAGTAACAACCTCGAGATTGTTAAAGTCACTGGGCGGACCTCAGATACATTAACAGTAGTGCGTGCCCAAGAGGGTACAGCAGCTCGCGCATACGCCGCCGCCGACAAGATTGAACTTCGCATCCCCGCGTCCGTATTGACTGGGTTTATGCAGCTTGATGGCCCTCAGACAGTTACAGGGGTGAAGACTTTTAGCACCGCACCTACGTTTAGCACTGCACTAGCAGTAAGCTCCGGTGGCACTGGCGTAACAACTTCAACTGGTTCAGGCTCAGTTGTACTGTCAAATAGCGCCACGTTAGTTACACCTGCCTTGGGTACTCCGGCTTCTGGTGTTTTGACAAACTGTACAGGCACTGCCTCTGGTTTGGTTGCGGGGTCCACGCCTAAACTGCTTACAACAAACTTTACCGTAGAAGAATCCGGTGGTAACCTCGTGTTCAAGTACGGTTCAACTTTGATCGCACGGATGTCCTCCGCTGGGGTCTTTACTGCGTTGGGCGAAATTTCGTCCGACGACACACTCGCATAAGGAGAAATAAATGGCTTCAAGTCTTAATGGAACAGGTGTCACGTTTAGCGATTCCACATCGCAAGCATCGGCCCGTGTTGGCCCGCGAGGCCAAGTATTTACCTCCGGAGGTACATTCACAATCCCCGCAGGCATTACTGCTTTAAAGATTACGGTTGTTGGCGGCGGCGGCGGCGGCGGTGGAGCTTACGGTTCTTGTAGTGCGTCCGGACCTGCTGGCGGCGGCGGTGGCGGCGGGGCGGCAGTTAAATATCTAACCGGCCTAACTTCCGGCGGAACACTTACTGTCACAGTTGGCGCTTTAGGTACCGGCGGCGTCGGCTCACCGACAGCGCAGAACGGCGCGACAGGGGGTACATCGTCTGTGGCAAGTGGTACACAAGTCATCTCAACCATCTCCGCCACTGGCGGCACTGGCGGAATTAGATATTGGCCTCCGACTGCTGCCTCTGTTGTATCTGGCGGCTCAGGCTCCGGCGGCGACCTCAACGTCGCGGGGCAAAACAGTTCCTCAAATACCCCTAGCGCCAACGTCATTTCCGCTGCTGGCGGAAGTATTTATGGTGGCGGTGGAGTCGGGCGCGGAGGGGGTAGCAACGGCTCGGCTGCTCCCGCTGGATATGGCGGAGGCGGCGGCGGCGCATGGTCAACTAGTGCAAGCTCCCGCGTTGGCGGAAACGGTACTGCTGGTGTTGTTATTTTTGAATGGTGATGAATATGAAAGCACTTATTTCAACTGTCGAACCTCGTGAAACAGGTTATCGCGTAGCCCAAGTCGAAGCCGACGAAAACATTTTTGCTGTTGCTGAGGCTATGTTCTGGGTTGATTGCGCCGATGATGTGGTTGCCGACCAATTCTGGTACGACCCTTCTGACCAAACCATCAAACCTAATCCTGTCCCAGAGGTAGACCCTAATCCGGTTCAGCCAATCAGCCAAGGCGCTCAAACGCTGTGACACAGACAATCACACCTAGCCACGCCGTTACTTACGACGGCGCAACTTTGAATGTGTATCACGCAAACAAAGGTCAGGGGTTGCCTCGTCACGAACACGCATACGCGCATCTGACAATGGTTCACGCTGGCTCATTGGTTGCTCGTAAAGACGGCAAAGAATTGGTGATGACCAAAGACACTCAGCCCGTCAATCTGGTGGCTAATGAATGGCATGAGCTTGAGGCACTGGAAGACGGCACTGTGTTTGTGAACGTGTTCGCCGAAGGTAAGTATTGATGTGCCTATTGGGACCGCACTCTTTGCTGCATCGACCGCGTTCCAGTTGGTTAAAGAAGGCTGCGCTCTTTACAAAGAGGTCAAGGGCGTAGCTGGAAACGTAAAGCAAATCTATGATGAAATCAATGGTCAGTTTGCTGGTAAGACGGTTTCTAAGGAACAAGCTAAAAAGATTGAGGCGGAGAAGGCCCGTGTTGCGGAGGTAGCCAAGGCTGACCCAAGTGACGTGCTATTCAAGATAGGCGATGAACTTGGAAATATGTTTGACGCTTTCGACAGGCTTGAGGAACTATTTTGGGAGCAGGAGCGAGAAGCCAAGAAGGTGCAGGGCAAGGACGTTTCTCTGAAAAAGATGGCCCTTAGGCGAATCTTGATTCGGCAAAAACTACAGGCAATGCACGTCGAGATTAGGGAGCAGATGGTTTACCATGCACCTCCAGAGCTCGGAGCCTTATGGTCTCAGTTTGAGGACATGCGGAATCAGATTGAGGAAGAACAACGTGTTGCGCGAGAGCAACAGGAATATGCAGATATGGTGGCCAAACGAGAGCGGGAAGCCACCATGGAGATAGTGAGGTACAAGGCGATTGACGTGTCGCTGCTGATCTTTTTCTTGTCCTTTTTGTGGTGGATATTGTGGCATCTAAAAAATCAGACCGGGGAACGGGCGTCTTTCTGGCTCACCTAGCTGTGATTGCCGTTATGGTAGTCGTGCTTGCTACTGCGTACATTGTCTATGTGGACACCAAGTGGATGCAGGGTGAGATCAAGGGTGAGGCTAAAAAGCTCCGCAAACTCGAAGACCGTGTTTCAGAGAAACTAAATGACCTTAAGGAGAGAGAAGATGCGATTCGTTCTAGCCGTGGCGCTGCTACTGCTGGTGGGATGTGAAGACCACTATCGGTATCACTGTCAAGACCCGGCAAACTGGGCACAGAAACGATGCCAACGCCCTGACTGTCTGTTTACTCAAGACTGCCCAGATTACCTTGTAGCCCCTGTATTGGAGAAGCAAATTGCAACACAAGCCCCAACACCCGCTGCCTCGGCTGACCGCTGAGGAATATGAAACCCGCATCTGGGGTTTTGTCGTAATCGTTGTCACACTGATCTTAGCTGGCATCGTCGCGTTCATGCTGTACAGCTTGGCATTTGTCGTCCAGCCGTTGAAGTCCATGGCTCCCATGGACCAAGCATTTGCCAAGATGCTCAATGACATTGTGTTGTTGGTTGTTGGCGGCATTGGCGGCGTAATGAGCCGTAAAGGTGTTCAAGCCGCAGCTGAGAAATTGGCCGCACATCCGGTAGCTCCACCCCCACAGCCCCAAGCCGTAGCGCCAAGTCCTAGCCCCGCGCCTACGGCTTCTTCGGGCATGTTCGACTTCAACTTCAATGGTTTCAAAAACCCAGAGTTGGATGAAGAATGGCGCGCACCGCCTCCACCCACAACACCACCTGATTACGTTGACCCTGCCGCAGAGGAAATTGCCCATGAACGAGCAGCCGCTAAGCAGGAGGGAGCATGATTCCGAACCCCTCAATGATATTGGGGGCTATCGTTGTCGCTTTAGCTGCCTATTTCTACGGCCACCATGCAGGCTATGCGCAAAAGGAGACGGAGGACGCTCTGGAGATAGCCCGCCTGAATGGCGAGATGACGAAACAGAAGGATGAACAAGATGCCAAAGACGCAACCGTTAAGCAAGAGTTTGAAACTAAGCTGTCTGGGATTATTGCTAGCCGCCCAAGGCTGTACGTCCCCCTCGCCTCCAAGGGTGGATGTTCCACCTCTACCTCCAACGATGGTAAAGAGAGAGCCGAACTTGACGGACAGACTGTTGAAGACCTTATCCGGCTCGTCGCCGAAGGAGACAGGGCCATCATCGAGCTCAACTCCTGCATCGACCGGTACAACCAAGTAAAGGAGACCCTAAGTGGTAACCGCTGAACAACTCAAAGCCATGCACATTGACCCTGTCTGGGTTGATGCGCTTAATGAAACCTTCGAGAAATTCGGAATCGACACGCCTAAAAAACAGGCAGCATTCATTGGTCAGTGTGGGCACGAATGCGCGCAGTTCCGTATCCTCGAAGAAAACCTGAACTACAAGGCCGCTACGCTAATGAAGCTGTGGGCCAAACGGTTCCCAACCCTAGAAGTCGCAAATGCCTACGCCGGTAATCCCCGAAAAATCGCCAACAGCGTGTACAGCTCACGTATGGGGAATCGGGATGAAGCTTCTGGCGATGGCTGGCGCTTTCGTGGTCGTGGTTGTATTCAACTCACTGGCCATGCTAATTACTTCCATGCTAGTCAGGCTCTTGGGGTGGACTTCGTAGCCAGCCCCGATTTAGTGTCCACGCCGAAGTATGCAGCCCTGACTGCTGGCTGGTTCTGGTCAACTCACAATTGCAACAACTTGGCCGAAGCCGGAGACTGGGTAGGGCTTACTAAAAAAATTAACGGTGGCACGATTGGCCTAGACGACCGCGTGAAACATACGCAGCTGGCACTGGGGTTAATTGACCATGGGACTGCGCTTGCGTAACACCATCGCGGGGATACAATGTCCCCGTGTTTAACCCCTCTGGAGAAGAAAAATGGCTTTAAGCTTTGAGAAATTTATGGAGTTGTCCGGTGCTGATTTGTGCGCTGGCAACATTATTGTTGGCGTGATGGGCGACCGCAAAAAGGTTGGTTCATTAGGTGATGATGGCGTGTTTAACTTGAACGACGACGGTAAAGCATTGGCTGAAGAACTGGAAGCTCCTAAGGCTGCCAAAGCTCCTAAGGCCAAAAAGGCCGACGCCACTGACACAGCTGACGCTGCTGAGTAATTAAGTAGGGGGCGACATGCCATATTTGAAGCTAGAAGGTTTCTCGGGTATCTCGCCCCGTACGGGCCCAGCCCTGCTCCAGCCTAATCAGGCTCAGGTAGCGAAGAACGTAAAGCTCCAGTCCGGAGAGCTACGCCCATGGCGTAAGTCTGTGCTGACATATCAGCCCGGGCTACCGGATGTGCACTCTATCTACCGTATGGAGAACACCACGACGGGCGGCACGGCGTGGCTTGAGTTCGCTGTAGATACGGATGTTGTGCCCGGCCCAGTCGCCGACACCACTGAAGTGCGGGTGTTCTACACAGACGGTGTAGCCCCAAAAAAGACAAATTGGAATCTGGCCACTACCAGTGGTACAGGAACCAAACCATTCCCTAACGCCTCATTAAACATGGGTGTGCCCGGTCCTGCTGCTGCCCCTACGCTGTCATCCGCTGGTGGTTCTGGTACCGCTGAGACCCGTGCGTACGTGTACACGTATATCAGCACGTTCGGTGCTGTTCTTGAAGAATCTGCCCCCAGCCCTGCTGGCTCTGTAAGCACGTTCCCAACTGGGGCCACGGTTACAGTGAGCGCGTTCAGCACTGCCCCAACTACAGCAGCGGGCTACAACATTACGGCCATCCGCATCTACCGCTCGGTGACTAGCGCAACCAGCGCTCAGTACTTGTATGTGGGTACGGTCACTGTGAATCCTGCAACTGGTGCGGCCTCAGGCTCATTCTCTGATACGGTTGCTGCTGCCAATCTGGGTGTGGCGCTGCCTTCGCTGTATTACACACCTCCACCTGCGACTCTGCACGGCTTGATTGCCATGCCCAACGGTATCTTGGCAGGATTCACCGGCAACCAAGTATGGTTCTCTGAGCCGTACCTCCCCCATGCGTGGCCTGCTTCATACATGATGACTGTAGGCGCACCTATTGTTGGCCTCGGCGTATTTGGGCAGACTCTGGTTGTTTGTACGACCCAGACTCCATACCTGTTGACTGGCTCACAGCCCGGTGCGATGTCACAAGAGAAGGTACCACTTCCTGAGCCATGCGTGGCAAAGAAGTCCATCACGTCTGACCAGTTCGGCGTGCTTTACGCTAGCCCCAACGGCTTAGTGTCTATTGCACCCGGTACCCAAGATGTAATCACTCGCCCCCTGTTTACCCGTGACGAATGGCAAGCCTACGTGCCTACCAGCATGGTCGGCGTGGTCTACCAAAACATGTACATTGCGTTCTATCAGGTTGGGCAGACGAAGTCGGCTTTGATCTTGATGCGCGGGGATACGCCGCCGCTTGTCACACTAGACGTGGCCTCGCAGGCTGTCTTCGTGGCAACCACTACAGCAGAGGTGTACTACGTTTCCCCTGTGGACAACGCCATCTATAAGCTTGACGCGGACCCAGTCAACAACACGTATTACGAGTGGCTGTCCAAAACCTTCGTGCTCCCTGAGCCCACCAATTTTGCTGTGGCTAAAGTTCAAGCTGACTGGGGCTACATCGCCGATACAGAAGCTTACAACGACTTGGTAGCCTCCATCACAGCGTCCAACCAAGCTATCTGGGCTGCGGGCACCCCGCTTCAAAGCACAGTGAACAGCGTCGTAGTTAATGGAATGCAGGTTAACGGCAGTATCTTGGCCAACATCCCAACTCAAGCAGAGACGCGAGTAATCCAAGCATTTGTTTATGCTAATGACGTTCTTGTCTCTGAGCATGGGTTTACAGACCAAGAGCCGGAGCGCATGCCTGCGAGCAAAAAAGAATACATCTATGAAGTCAGGCTGACAGGCAACGCCCCATTGCGCAAGTTTGCCATGGCAACTTCAATTGCTGAGCTTCGCGCCGTATGAGAAAGCCCGCCATCCCACCAACCAGCATGCTGCCACTTGACGTGGCCCGCGTGGTTGAGCCTATGAAGCAGAATATTGAACTGTTGACTGGGGCTCGCCCCGGTGCTGTTTCCATCGCCCCATTACCAGCGACTGCTACTTTGGCAGATTGCATTACCCAACTGAATTTAATCCTTTCACGGATTGAGCACTCAGGTTAAACTCACACCTCAATGGAGGCGCACCCATGACACATTTAAACCTATTCTTTAGCTTAATAAGCCCAACGCATATTGCCCAGAAGTTTTCACTAGGCTTTCTCGATAACCTGTTCGGTGGCGGTAGCGGCGGAGGTTCTGCGCCTGCGGCTGACCCAAACATTGGTCTCGCCCAAAAGAAAATTGCAGAGATCACGGGTGAGCAATGGGATATGTTTAAAACAGATACATACCCAGAGCTGATGCGCCAAGCAAAAGCTCAAGAGGCCCGTGCGCAAGAACAGTATGATCTAACCAGTGAAATTGTTAGGAAACAGCAGGCCTATGCTGATCAAGATCGCGCTCGCTATGAGCAGGGGGCAATCCCAGCTATGGAGAAGCTGAAAGCTGATGCTGACCAGTACAACCAAGAGGCATATCAAGAGCAGCTAGCACAGAGCGCCCGTGCAGACGTATCGTCAGCCATGGAAAACCAACGCCAGCAACAGGAAATGCGCCAACGCGCTTACGGTATTGACCCAACCTCGGGCACTGCTCAATTTTCTAGTAACGCTATGGGGGCAAACCAAGCCCTGATGGAAGCTCAGGCGGCCAATCAAACACGCCAAGCAGCCAAGGATATTGGGCTGCAAAAACAAGCCAATGTGTACAACATGTATGCCGGTCTACCTGCTCAAGGGAATGCGTCCACCGGAATTGCACTTGGCGCATCTGGTCAAGGCATTGCTGGCGGGCAGACTGCTATTGGTAATACCATCGGTATTAACTCGGCTATTAACCAATCAACTCAAACAGCTAACCAAGGTTGGGGCTCGGTAGGCCAGCTGGGCGTCAGCAAGTATGGTGCAGATGTATCTGCCTTTAATGCAGCTAATGCCGCTAACGCTACTAGCTCTGCGGGTCTTGGCTCCGCTCTCGGTACCTTGGGTGCAGCGTATATTTCAAAAGGTTCCGACATCCGCATTAAGCAAGATGTGGTTCAAGTTGGTAAGCTCGATAATGGCCTAAACCTGTATAGCTACCAGTACAAGCCTGAGTATCGCGACACATGGGGCCATGGTATTCAGATTGGTGTAATGGCGCATGAGGTCGAAGAATTTGACCCATCCGCTGTATCTATTCACACAGACGGCTACAAGGTCGTTAACTATGCAAAGGTGATGAATCATGGGGCTTAATTTCGGAGCATTTGCGGGCGGCCTTGCCCAAGGTGGGGCCAACATGTACCTCAAACTTGAAGAGCAGAAGCGCCAAGACGAAGAGTTGGCTATGCGTAAGCAGGAAGCTGCGTATCAAGAAGAGCAACGCAACCAAGAACGCAAGCTTAATGAGCTTACCAGCCAGACCCTTGGCATGGGTGATACCCGCGTAACGGGGCAGGACTACACCGGTGTAACTGGCGGCATCGACACGGCAGAACCAGCGCTCAAGACTGAGGCGTACACACCGCAGCAGAAGATGGCTGACTTCAAACAGCGTGCCTTGTCTGCTGGCATCCCACTCCAAAAAGTGACTGCTGTATCCGGTGCACACCGTGCGGAGAAGTATGCTGAGAAAGAAGAAATGGCTTTGGGCTTCAGCCAACAAGTCATGGACGACATCAAAGCCAACCCAGCTGATTTGGGGGCTGTATTCAAGAAGCACTTCCAAGAGCAGTACAACGAGGGCAAACTGCCCGGTCTCGGTGACGGTAAGACTGCGGATGTAGTACCAATGGAAGGGCGCACTGGCGGGCAAGCTATCGTCCTCAAAGATGCCAAAGGCAATACCACAAAGACCATCCCATTGACTGTGGACACCATCCAAGCCATGACTCAGAAATGGGCAGGCGCGATGATGGCTTCATCGTCTCCAGCTAGCTGGTGGAAGTCTCGTGAGGAAGACCTGAAGTCACGCGAAGTCAAAGTTAAGGAAGACTTGGTTCCATCTGAGATCGCTAAGAACAAGGCTTTGGCTAACCAAGCCAATACGCACGCAAGCGTGTACAGCAACATGTTGCAGACGGCCAAAGACAGCAAAGAAGCGGGTGTGGCTATGAAGCCATACTTAGACGAGTTCGCAGCTATGACTCCGGAAGACCAAGCTGGTCCTAAAGGCCAAGCTGTTCTCTTGAAGGGCGCTACCGCTGGTGCTCAAAAGTCTAAGGACTTGGCTGGTATCGTCACTATGCTGCGTAAGCCTGACCGTGCTGCGGTCTCTGCTGAGCAAGAAAAAGCTGCATACGTTGCGTACAACGAAGCCACAACGCCAGAACAAATCAAAGCAGTCAAGGCTAAATACCCTGATGTGTTTGGTAAGTCTGCATTGGATAAGGCCATTGAGGCTCGAGTGAGCCAGAAGCCAGCTGAGCCAGCCCCTGTGGCAGCTACACCAGCTGCGGCAATTCCAGTTGAACAAAAATTCGTTCGCAGCAAAGCAAACCGTGGCGGCTTTACGTATACTCCTAGTCCTAGAGGTATGACTAGAGCTCAGTGGGATGCTCTAGACGCTGAGAAATCAAGCGCCTCCGAATGACCAAACAATAAAGACCGCCATGGCAACCTTAGACCAGCTCCGTTCCCTATTTCCTGACGCGCAATCAGATTCTGATGTCATTAAGAAAGCGGCAACGGAGTTTGGTATTGACCCCATGGACATTGCTTCCGAGCTGGGTGTCAAGATTAGTTCCCCCGGTCTCTGGACTAGCGTCAAACGCGGCGCTGGTCAGGTCGAATCAGCTCTTGGCTCCACTGCACGCGACTTAGGTGCAGACCGCGCAGGCCGTGCGCTCGAGTCCTACGGCGAAGACGTTACCTTCCGCAACCCTGCTGCTGTTAATACAGTCGGTGAGGCGTTGAGCAGCCCATGGCAGACTGCCAAAGAGGCGGTTGGTGAACTCGTACCTCAAGTCGGTTTCTCTGGCGCTACTGCCCTTGGTGGCCGTGCCCTTGGCGGACTTGCTGGCGCTCCTCTTGGCCCTGCTGGTGTGCTCGCTGGCCAAGCTATTGGTGGTGCAACTGGTGCATATATCGGCAATTTAGCCCAAGAATACGGCGGCATCCGTGCTGACCAACGTGAAGCTGGCCGCGAAGACAAGGCTCGTGCTTTAGCCACTGGTGGTGCTGCGGCTGTCCTCGATACAGCTTTTGGTGCTGAACGCCTCGTCAATAAGGTTGGCAACAAAGGTCTGGACATCTTGTCTCGTGGTGCTGGCGAGAAGCTTGCTCCCCATGTGCTCAAACAAACAGGGCTCGGTATCGCAGGTGAAGCAGGTACTGAGGCTGCCCAAACTGCGCTGGAGCGCACAGGTGCCTTCAAAGACCTGACAAGTTCTGATGCTCTCAACGAGTACGGCATGTCTGCCATCAAAGGTGGTATCGGCGGCGGCGCTATTCGTGGTGGCATGAGCTTATTTGCTGGGCAGCGCCAAGCTGAGTCGGATGGAAATGATGTGTCTCAAGCGTTTACGCAAAAAGATGCTGTCCAGCCCGACATCACCACACAACAGTTCCAAGCTCCAGTTGCCCCAGCGCCAGCTATGCGCGAGCAGATCACCGAAGACGGTGAGATTATTCAAGTGCCTGTTGCACAAACGCAACAAGCTCCAGCCGTAGCTGGCGGTTCCACAGAGATTGCTCAGGCGCAACAACAAGCACAGCAGCAAGCCGCCCAACAGCAAGCTCAGGCCCAGCAGGCTCAGGCCGCTGACCAAGCAGCACAACAATTCGGCGTGGTTAACCCAGCTACCCCAGCAGTGGGCAGCGCGTTCGGCCAGAAGGTCTACGGCCCTAACATTCCAGCAGTGGCTAATGCCATCGCTACGTTCACAGCCAAGATGCCTCCCCAACAGGTGCAGCTTGCGCAAGCCATTACTAAGGCTAACGCTGAAACAGGCGGCCAGCTCATCAAGTTCAAGTTCAACGCAAACGACGTTATGGCGTCCGTGGACAAGGGCTTCCAAGCTGTTGGTAAAGTAGCAAATCAGTTCCAGATCGCCCACGTAGATTCAGTTGATGAAGCCGCAGCCATCTTGGACGACCAATCAACTCAGCTCAAAGGCGACAAGCTTGAGCAAGTCAATGCAATCCACCAAGCCCTGACAGGGCAAGACACCACTGGCTATCAGGCCGAGCAACAAGCTAAAGGAGCTAAAGATGACAAACTGCAACTGCAAAACAATGCCGGGCTTCGAGAAGTACCAGTCGAAGGCGGAACAGGAGAAGCAAGCAATGGCGGAGCTGGGGTTGTACGACCCGCTCAAGTTCAACCCGTCGGAACAGGAAGTCTCGGAACGGGACCGTCTGACCAGCAAGTTGGACAGCCGCCAGCAAGCGGAGTACGGGCAAGCGCCGATGCAGGTGCCAACACTGGCGTATCCGAGCCTGTCGGGTCGGGGCAAGGGCAAGGGCAAGTAAATGTCCAAACAACCCAAGGTAATGATGGTGGCCGGGAGTCCGGTCAACCAAAACAAGCCGACAACGCCCAAGTGGATAGCCAAGGCGTTCGCAATGGCCCGCGCCGCTACGCCGAGCCCCCAAGCTACTACGCAACCGACCTCGCCCACATCAAAGGCGAGCGCCGCATAGAGATCATCAAGCAGCTGTTCGCGGCTGCCTTGGCCCCTAAGACTGCACGTAAGAACACAGTTCCCGCTGAAACACGCGCTGAGTTCCTGCGCCTTGCGCTCATGGAGCAGCTCCCACACAAGACCATTGCTGAATTGACGGGCGTCAAGCTTGACACAGTTGAGAAGCAGTTGGAGCGTATGGGTGTTGTGTTGGTGGATGGCCAGTTTGAGATGACCGACCCCACAGTTGCACAGTCCTTTGTGGCTGCCGCTGTGGATTACCGTTCTCCTGAGTTCCCTGACGGTCTCGGTGAGGCTGAA